GGTGGTATTGTTTCCAAGTCGCCAGCGATGGCGGCGATCCACCGCACCTAGAAAGATGAATACACTCGCAACCCAGTTGCAGGAACTGGCCACGACGCTCAACACTGCTGAGCAAGTGGTCACGGCATTCCAAGCGCTGCGGGATTTCTGCTCTGAAGAGCAGTGGGACGAGCTGTGCAGCTCGGGGCCACTCTCTGATCTGCTGGATGCCTGCGGCGACCTGGAGCACGACCTGGAACGGTGATGCACTGGCCCGCTTCGGCGGGCTTTTTTATTGCTCAGCGGTCGGTCCTGCCCGTAAGGATGGACGCGGTGCTGCGGTCGCGGTGGCCGCATCTGAAACCGTATCGGAGGCCGCTCTCAACAGTTGACCATGGTTGTTGATGGTGGTATTGTTTGATCAAGCCGGACGACCCGGCACCCCACACCGAGAACCATGGCGCTGACCCACGCCCACGCCTTCTGCGAGCACAAAGTGACCATGGCGCACATCGACCGCCCTTGGGACACCGTTGTGATCGAGCGCTTTAACGGTTACTACGCCGAGCGCGACGCTCGCCGCCTCGCCGACTCCCTCTCCGGCATCGAAAACGCCATCGTCAATGTCTCCTGCGCTCAGTGCTGGTGACCACTCGGCCCGCCGGAGCCCATCCGGCACCATTTACCCCAACCCGAAAGACATGACCACCACAACCATCGCCCTGATCCTTGCCCTGCTGATGCTGCCCCTCGTGGTGCTGCTATGGGCGACGGAGACCACCGAGGAACGCGCCACGCGGTTGCGTCGCAGCGGCTGGAGCCAGCGCCGGATTGCTGAGCATATGGGCATCAGCCGCAGTCGCGTGCAGCGGTTGACCATGGCGGCATAGGGTGGTATTGTTTGGGGACAGGAGGCAAGAGCTTCCACCCCACACCCGAGATCAATGACCTACCTCGACAAGCCCCGCGCCAAAGCCGTCATCGCCGGCATCTTCACCGCCATGGACATGGGCGCCTGGTTCACCCGCGCCATGATCGTGCAGCGCTTCATCGACGCCGGCTACGCCGAGCACCTCGCCGTCCGCCGCGCCGACGCCCTGATCGCCGCCAACACCGACATTGCCCACTACAGCCGCTGGGTGGTGCGCGGCACCAGCTACACCACCGCCTGACCCCACGCGGTTCGCCGGAGCCGCACCCAATCCGGCGCGTCAACCCAACCAAGAGAACAATGAATCCCTGGATCAACCGCTCTGCTGTCCTCGCCATGGCATTTGCCATGTGGGCAATGGCGTACGACATCGGCAGAGACAATGCAGCCGCCAGCCATCATCAAGCCTGCCAGCAACAGCTGAAGCCATGAACGACTCCGACATCTACTGGACCTTCGAGACCGCCATCCAATACGGTGGCAGCTTCTTTCAAGCCCTCGGCCATGCCGGGCTTAAAGCTGATCCCGGTAACAAGCGCCGCATCCTTGCGGCGTTCCCGGAGATGGTCGCCACCTACGGCACCGCCAGCCGCCTGCACCGCCAGCTCCGTGATGGTGTGGCGGCATGACCAGCAATGCCGATTACCACGCCGATCCGGCCATCAGCGCCAGCCACCTGCACGCCGTCGCCGCCAGCCCCTACCACTACTGGAGCCGGTTCCTCAACCCAAGTCGTCCGCCGTCGGTGCAGACAGCAGCGATGAAGCTGGGCAGCCTGGTGCATTGCGCCGTGCTGGAGCCTGACGAGCTGGCCAAGCGCTACGGCATCTGCCTGCCGCGCAACACCAAAGCCGGGAAGGAAATGGCCGCTGAGATGGAAGCCAGCGGCATCGAGGCCGTGACTGCCTCCGACATGGAGCAGGCGATGGCCATGGCTGGTGCTGTACGGCAACATCCCTACGCCGCGGCGCTGCTGTCCAGCGGCAAGGCTGAGCAGAGTTTCTGGTTTGATGATGCGCAGTCCGGCTTGCGGTGCAAGTGCCGCCCGGACTGGCTTGATCGCTCGACGGTGGTTGACCTCAAGACCACCACGGACGCCAGCCCGGCAGCCTTTGCGCGATCCGTCGCATCCTTCCGCTACCATGTTCAGGCCAACCACTACCTGGCAGGCACCTTCGCAGAGCGCTTCCTCTTCATCGCAGTGGAGAAGACCTATCCGTTCTGCGTTGCGGTCTATGAGCTTGATGCGGAGGCGATGAAAGCAGGTGAGACGCTACGGCGCCAGAACCTGCAAACCATTGCCGACTGCCGCGCCATTGATGAATGGCCTGGCTACAGCACCACCTGCGAAACACTGCGGCTGCCTACATGGGCGCTCAGTGCCACTCCAACCATGACATCCGATGACTTCTAGCCTTGCGCTCTGGACACCAGAGCAAACCCAACTGATCAGCACGACCATTGCGCCAGGGTGCAGCGCTGACGAGCTGCGCCTGTTCGCCTATGCCTGCCAGCGGACTGGCTTGGACCCGTTCTCAAAGCAGATCTACGCCATCAAGCGTGGCGGCAAGATGACCATCCAGGCCGGCATCGACGGCCTCCGCAGCATCGCCGAACGTACCGGCCAGCTCGACGGCTCAGAGACGTACTGGTGTGGCGAGGATGGCCAATGGGCTGACGTGTGGCTTGGCAGCAAGCCACCTGCCGCAGCCAAGACGATCATTCATCGCAAGGGTGCCAGCCATCCATTCGTTGGTGTGGCGCGGTTTGCGGACTACAACGCCGGCCAAGGCCTGTGGTCGAAGATGCCTGCTGCGATGATCGCCAAGTGCAGCGAGGCCCTCGCGTTGCGCAAGGCATTCCCTGCTGACCTCTCAGGCGTCTACAGCACCGATGAGATGGAGCAGGCCATTGAGCCTGTTACCGTCACTGCCACCGCAGCACCGGCGCTACCGGCCAAGGATGGTGATGCGAAAGTGTTTGCAGCTGGCAAGGCTGCGATTGCCAAAGCTGACAGCCTGACCAAACTGGAGGAGGTCACAGCACGGATGGAGGCTCGCAAGGATGATCTGAGCGATGAGCAGTACCAGCAACTGCTAGCGCTTGCCTGCGAGCGTGAAGACAAGCTGTCAGCACCAGTCGTGGAGGCTGATCCCTTTGACGATTGAGCCGTACCTGACCAATGACCAGCTAGCGAAGCGTTGGGGGATGAAACCTTCATCAATCAAAAACCAACGCGCCCGCGGCATTGGTCCCACGTATTACACGATGCCTCGCGTCGGGTTCCCATCTCGGACGCCACGCATCCGGTATCCACTTTCACAAGTCCTGGCCTTTGAAGAGGCCAACAACATCACTCCCATCTCATGAGTCTCTACGCATCCGGCATCGTTCGCATCATCACTGATCCGCAGCTCCGCGCATTTGATAGCGGCACCATGGTCTGCAATTTTGCAGGCGGCATCCAGGAAGGCAAGGACAAGCAAGGCAACTGGATCAACAATGCCATCGACATCGAGGCATGGGGCAAGTCGGCTGAGGTGATCACCGACAAATGCAGCAAAGGCGACTCGATCATGGTGACCGGCAGCATCCGCCGCCAGGAGTGGAACGACAAAGAAACCGGCGCCAAGCGCAGCAAGCACATCTTGAGCGTGCAGCGGTTTGAGTTCCTGCCACGTGGTGCCGCCGCTACCGAGGAGCCGTTCTGATGGATCTGGCTTATACCATCGAATTGGCAGTTGCCGCCATCGACGAAAACTTTGGTGAAGGATACGCAAAAGCGCATCCCGAACTAATAGCAGCACATTTACAAAGTGGTGCAATTTACGCATTAGCCGCAGCAATTGGAGAATCCAGACAATGAACGAAACCGCGATCCGCGCTGCCTTTGAAGAATGGTGGCGCGACAGTTACGGGCGCCCTCCCGGCACCCATGCCGTGATGACCCATGCGGCTTTCGCTCAATACATCCTCGACAACCATGAACGATCCAGTGAACCATCCTGCCCACTACACGCAGGGAAAGATTGAGTGCATTGACGCCATCCGCGCAGCGCTGACCCCGGAGGAGTTCCGGGGCTTCTGCAAGGGCAACGCGTTGAAGTACATCTGGCGCGAGCAGCACAAGGGTGGTGCCGAATCACTGCTCAAAGCGCAGTGGTACATGGAAAAGCTGCTGATTTCGGAGATCAGCCATGACTGACATCGAACGCGCTGTTCAGTGGCTGAAGGACAACGGCAACCCATCATGGGCCGCCGAAATGGAACGGCAGCTGGTGCCTCCTGCACCGGACGCCAACGGCATCACCGCCGCACCAACCGTCGATCAGGTCTGCGAATGGCAAAACAAGGCCCTCAAGTCCGGTGACTTTCATCGCTGCTTTGCAACCTTGGCATTCCGTGGCGGGATTCTGCATTGCATCAACATCAAGAAGGAGGCTGACAATGGCAACATCTAAGCAATGGGCAAGTCTTGAGAATCGTCGATTGAGCGGCAATGATTTAGTCTGCGCCGTTTTTGAACTCCGCGCCAGGGTCGAGGCGCTGGAGGATGCGCAGCAGAACAAGCTCGACCGCCTGATCGCGCAGGATCGAGACGATGCGCCTGTCCTTGCCAGTTCGCTAGTAGAGAGGGTGGCCGACGGGATCAGCAAGCCATTACAGCTGACGCCGGAGCAAGCGCAGCAGATCAATGATTTGCTGGCACCAAACTCCAAGTCAACTCCTAGTCCAAGCCAAATTAGGAGCTCGCTGGTGGAGCGGGTAGGTATTGCCATCGACAGCGCCGAGTACGACGAAGAGGGACATCGCTGGGATGAAGCCCGCGCCGCGATCCGTGAGGTGGCGGCGTGGTTGAGGGAGACGCACGGCTGGTCTGATGGTTCACTGATGAGGCTTGAGCAGGAGGCCGAGCGATGACCGACTTTCACACCGCACCATTCCAAGACTTCTCTACCGAGTTGCGTGACCCATGGCCTGTTATTGAGCGGCTGCGTCTGGCCCTGCGCGAAGCTGAGCGCTACTGCCTTGGAGCTGAAAACACCACAGGACATTGCATCACATCACTTCTTGAAATACTGCCCAACGAAGATGACTGAACAACACCCACTCACTCCACCGCCGGAGTTGGTGCAGCAGTTGCGAGAGCAAGCCCCGCGATACCGCGATGGTGGTGTTAGCCGAGAAGTTTGGCTGATCAACCGCGCCTATTCCGCTGGCGCCGACCAGGAGCTGAAGGCGTGCTGCCATTACTTTGCCCGCGATCTTCGCGAAAGTCTTGCGCTAGAACTCCGCGCTGCCCGCCGCCCCAAGCCGCCGACTCTGAACAGCATCGCCCTGCAGATGCTGGGCACCATCGAGCGTGACGCTCACTACCTGCCTGAGATCACCGACACCATCCGCAAAGCACTGGAGCAACTCAGAGCACTGGAGGCATTGACCAATGACTGACTTTCGTGCGCTGTGCGCTGAGCTGATTACTGCCCTGCATGACGCGGCTGATGATGTTGAAGGCTGGGGCAACTATGCCTCCAGTTACTTTCAAGAAAAACACGACCTTGCAGGCAACATTGCAAAGATCCACGCACAAGCCGATCACGCCCGCTCTGCCCTGTCCCAGCCCGAGCCGCAGGGGCCGACGGATGAAGAACTGCTAGAGACTGCCGCCCAGGCAGTGGGATACGAGCACGTCCCCACCGATGAAACTTGCCTGGCCCTGGCCCGCGCCGTCTTAACTCGCTGGGGCCGCCCTACTGTCGAGCCGGTGGCGCCTACGGATGAAGAGATCATGGAGCTAATGCCACGGCAAATGCGTGATGACTTAGCCAACGCAGCTCGCGCCATGGCCGGTTTTGACCGAACTACCGTTCAAGCGGCTGGCGTCATGCGCATCATCCTCAACCGCCATGCCGTAGACCACGCCCGCGCCGTCCTTACCCGCTGGGGCAACCATCAAGTATCTCTTACAAGTTCGACGCAGCCGCTGCCTGAGCAGGAGGTGGAGGGGTGAGCCGCATCACTATTTGGCGGTGGCTGATACAGGACGTTTCAGTGGGGCAGATCCTGCCACTGTGGCTATCTGTATGCCAAGTCGTTTTATTTCCCAAGCGCACACTGTTATGGATGCTAAACCGTGACTGCGGATTTGATCTCATGACAGCTTGTTGGACAATTCACGGGGTTCAATTTTCCGATTGCTTGTTTATGGCTATGGCGCAACCACGCCAAGGCGTTCTGTACCGCTTTGAGCGAAAAGCAGGATCGGATCTTGTGTGGGTGACAGAGGTGCGACATGAAGACTTACCGCTGCCTGAGCAGGAGGTGAGCAAGTGATCAGCGAGTCCCGCGTTGAACGGTTGATCCAAGAGTTTGAGTGTGGCGCTGCTGTGGGGCTTGGCGGCTCAAGTATTAGGCATGGCATTGCAGCCACGCTTAAGCACATAGTTTACACCGAAGCAACCTACGCCGATAGCGAAAGTAGCTACTCCGTGCCTGCTTGTGTTCTGGAAGAAATGGTAGAAGCCCTTGCTGCACCAACCTTATTGGAACGTGCGTTAAGCGGTGATGCTGCTTCTGCTCGACAGTTTCTGCATCAGTCAGGAATTATTGATGAACACGGCAACCTTATGCCGCAATACCAATCAACCAAGGAGGTGGACAAGTGAAGCAAGCACGACCCGATCCCGACTACAGGCCAGGCATTCGGGAGATGGCGCAATGGGAAGAAGAATGGCGCACCAGTGGATCCACGGTTTCGATTCAGTGGTTCATCATGGAGAAAACCGCCGACTTCGCTGCTGATGTGGAACTGAGGGTGTGGTCGTCAATGCTCAACGGTGTCGGCTACATGGGCATGGCGACGCAGCTTGAGCGGGAGCGCAGACCACCACCGCCAGAGCTCTATGTCTACCGCGATGGGTACACCTACAAACTTATTGAAGAATGACCACCACCCTGATCCACTGCACGCCCAACGCTGAGCAGCTGATCGTTGACATGGCGCGGGTGAGCAATCCTGCCAATCAAGGCAACCACGAAACGGCGCCGCGGCTGCTGCAGTACCTGATCAGGCACCGGCACTGGTCACCCTTCGAGATGGCGTCCTTGTGCATCAAGATCGACACCGAGCGCGACATTGCTGCCCAGATCCTGCGGCACCGGTCGTTCAGCTTCCAAGAGTTCAGCACTCGTTACGCCACGACATCACCTGCCGAGATCCCGGCACTGCGCCGCCAGGACACCACCAACCGGCAGAACAGCACCGACGACCTTGACCCTGAGATCCGCGAGGCCTTGGAGATGGATGCTGGTGGCGTGATCGCCGCGGCCTTCATGACGTACCAGACCATGCTGCTGCAGGGTGTGGCCAAGGAGACGGCACGCCGGATCCTGCCGCTCTGCACGCCCACCACCCTGTACATGCACGGCACGCTCCGCAGCTGGCTGCACTACATTGAGATCCGCACAGGTCCCGAGACCCAACTGGAGCACCGCTTGATCGCCGAAGGCTGCCGCGCAATCTTTACCAAGCAATTCCCCACCATCGCCGAAGCCGCCTTTGAGGCTTCATGAGGTGCCGCTGGTGCAACGGCAAGGCCAGAGTTGCCCACGTGACTCATCGCGCTGATGGCACCCATCGATGGCTGCGGTGCTTTGAATGCGACGGCAGCTTCCGCACGATCGAGACCTACCTCATCCCAAAGCCAGGGCCGCCAACTGGATCAAAGAAGTCCGGACCTGCCGCCAATGGATCACGCAACGGCGCATCAGTGCTGACCGAAGAAGACGTGACCCGACTGCGACAGATGGCAGCAGATGGCGTGCTGCAACGCGACATTGCTCGAATCTATGGCATCATGCCCAATACGGTATCCCGTATCGTCAACCGCAAAGCTTGGAGACACATCCCATGACATCCGATCACTTCAGGGACTACCTCAACGCCATTGCCCGCTATCCATTGCTAACGCCAGAGCAAGAGATTCAGCTGTCACGGCAGGTGCATCGAATGCTGGAACTGGAGGCAATGCCAGGCGACCGGACGATGCGCGAAAAGCGTGAGATCAAGGTTGGCGCTCGTGCGCGTGACTCGATCATCCGCAGCAATCTGCGATTGGTGGTTCATATCGCAAAGCGCTACAACTCCAGGTTGCGCCACAATGGCATGGACATGATGGATCTGATTCAAGAAGGCGCCATCGGCCTTCATCGTGCAGCGGAGAAGTTTGATGGAACCAAGGGCTATAGGTTCTCCACCTATGCCTACTGGTGGATTCGCCAGGCAATCAATCGGGCGATTGACACAAAGGAACGACTGATTCGAGTGCCGCAGCACATGGTTGAGCGGATCTATTCAATCACCAGGATCCAAAGCGAGTTTTACCAAGAGCATGGACGGGCGCCGACGATCAAGGAAACCTCAGAAATTATGAACTTGCCAATGGATGAACTGGTGATGCTGCTACAACGCAATACGTCTCATTCCAGCCTGGATTCGCTGGCAGTTGATGATGGCAGTGCATTGATGGACATGATGGCAAGTTATACCGACAACAACGAGGATCTAACTAATGAATATTATGAACAGCTGCATTTGGCTTTTTTTACTCTTGACCCGGTAGAGCAAGGCATCATAGCCGGTCAATACGGGTTTAACAATACGCCACACACAACCATGAGAGAACTAGGCGAACGTCAAGGCGTATCACGCGAACGGATCAGGCAAAAGATGGTGGTTGCGCAGCAAAAGCTACGCATTGCGCTCCGCAAGTAGTGTGGTCATCTCAATTTCAGCAATGTGACCAGTCGCCTGCTTGATGAGCCTAGACTGATAGGCGTTCTGCCTGATCAGGCTGGCGCATAGCTTGGCGACTGATTGCGAGTCATGGTGAGCCAGTGCACAGCGGACTTGTTTCTCAATTTCAAGTTGCTCTTCAAGCGTCAGATTCACCACCATCCATTGACCCCAGGCCATGACAGACAGGCATGATCTCAAGTCTATACCAACAATTCAAAACATCAATGGGACATGGAGAGTTACCTATGGTGACAGCATCAAAGAGCATCACCAGCAATGGCAGGCCGAATGGCACTACCAGCAGGCGATGCGTGATTATCTAGCCGCGGGAGGCTGTAACGGTTAGATCATTGTTGTAGCGCCCTGTGACCGCATAAGATCGCTCAGGCTTGCCAGCAATATGATGAAAGACCATCTGGCCAATCTTCATGCCAGGCCATAGCGCGACATTGTGATACCTGCGGCTGTTGTGCAGTTCCAAGGTCAGCCGGCTGCCATGCCAACCTGGGTCACAATATCCGGCAAGCAGGTGCTCAATCCCTTCGCGTGCGCGGCTTGACTTGAGAACAAACTGCGCCGCAACGAAATCAGGCAGGTTGAAGATTTCCTGCGTTTCACCTAGCACAAACTCTCCAGGCGCCAAGTAGTAGGGGCTGGATTGCGTGTGATGGCTGATGTCGTATGGCTGAAGGTCCAGCGAGTGTTTGACCTCCAGCATCAGGTTGTTGCCGAGCAGTACGTCAAGGCTGGCAGGGTTCTGAAGCTCTGGATTGTACGGAAGCACCATGGCTTCATGGATGCACAATTCTCTGATCTCATGGTCTGGAATGATCATCAATAATCCCAACGTACGCGAGGTTGACCTTTGCGGATGCCAAGATGCACAAAGCCCTTGGGCGCTCCATAGCCTATCGAGTACGGCCAGATACGATCGCAAAACTTCTGCACTTCATAGATGTCGGTCTTCTCCACGTAGAAGTCAACTGCCCCGACTCCGGGGGCGTCGTACAGGTGCTCGGAGGATGATGCACCACCTACCTGCCGATTCACGATCGGGGGCCTGTAGCCGCTGGTAATGACGATGGTATTGTTGCCAAACGCCAGCCTGACGCGCTCCAGGAATTGAGCCAGTTTTAGCGCGGTGTCGCACTGGTACTGGTGGTCGAAGCGGCGGACTTCTTGGTAGAGCGCAAACTCGCCATAAACAATGTTTGGCGTAACGCGGAAGTCAAAGGGGCTGTCAGGTTTGAACTGCCCCGACTGACTCCAGGTCTTGAACCATGGCCGATCGCGGCGCATGGCCACGCTGAAGCCAGAGACGAGGATGTCCTGCTCAAGCTCGGCAATGGCGGCGAGCTGGTGCGGCATTCCACGATTGAAGCGGAACAGTTGTTCCAGCGTGATCGGTGCGTTGTTAGTCACGTTCCCATGGAGAGTGGATGCTGATCGGACCACCAAGTAGGTGGCTGTCGCCAGTTTGCGCCTCAGTGTCAATCGGGTGATGCTCGATCACCGGCTCAGGCATGGATGGCGGCTGCGTGGCGTGCCAATCCTTGATGGCAGCGTCGAGCCGTGGCCCGACGGTCAGCGCTTTGGGAAGGCAAGCCGCAGGAACTGGAGGACCAGCTGGATGATGCTGTTGGACTTCAACGGGCTGATGCCGATGATCTCACTAGCAGCTGCAACGGCAATGGCGATGCCTGCTGCGGTGTTGGCGTCGATGCTCATGGGTTGGCGTGATTGGTTGCTTCAAGCCTAGCGATCCGCTGCTCTGCCGTACCAAGGCGTCCAAAGAGCTCGCGGCGGTCGGTGCGCATGTCTTCGCGGATGGCGGTAAGCTCAGTGGCGATGTGCTCAACGCCTGCGGATAGCTTGGCGATGGCTAGGTTTGCGGCTTGATCTTCCTCACCGCGACGGCTTACCCAGCGGGATGCACTACCGCCGAAACCACCAAGTACAAGGCAGGCCACGCCCACGATTAGATTCTCAATCATGACCTGGCGCGTGGTCTCTACTTAAGCAGCCTAGCGACCCTGGCCGCGTGTCTTCTTGCGTCCGTGGCTGGGCTTGGAGCGGGTACCTTGGCCCTGCCTGGTGAGCTTGGGGCGCTTGGCCTTGCGTTCCAGTGCTGCGGTGCCGGTCCTGGATTTGACGGCCATCAGCCCTCGTAAAGAATGTTGATGGTGCCCGCATCGAATGTATCGGTGCCGTTCACGGTGGTGATGCGCACTTGGGTAAGCGTTTCGGATAGGGATTTAGATCCAGCCACATAGTATGATCCGCCGCCAGCGCCTAAACTAATCGCCCCCGTCATGGACCACAGAAAAGAACTCGCACTAATTAAAGTGAATGTAAAATTGCCATATAAAAGTGCTGATGCACTTGCATTGTTTACCCCAAACCCCGTAGTATAAGACGCAACCGTTCCGCTTTGGTTTGTTGAAGTTGCTGAATAGCCAGTTGTTTCAATGCCGCCAGCATCTCCCAGTTGAACTTGAGGATTGCTTGTTCCGCTCGTACTCACCCCACTAAGCATCACCGTAATCCGCTTCACCCAAGAGGGAATCCCAGTAAAGTCAATGCTGGTGCCGCTGGTCGAGGCGACGGCAGTGCCGCTTTTGATGATGTTGCTGGGTGTCAGCGTGGACGTGCCATCAGCATTCAGCACGACGTTGTTGCTGCCGCTGCTGGGGTTCTTGAGGTTGGTCGTGTTGATGGTGCTCATGGCTCACTCGTAAAGGATGTTGATGGTGCCAGCGTCGAAGGTGTCTGTACCGCCGACCGTGGTGATGCGAACGCGGTCTAGGGTGCCGGAGAGGTTTGGAGACGTTCCACCTCCGTGTCTGGTAATAACGGAAGACGCAGCATCCAAGCCGCCAAACACAGAGGAACAAACCCAAATGTTTGATGAAATTAGTGTAAGGATTGCATGGCCGTAAATGATCGACGAATTACCCATGGCCAAAGTTACCGCAAACCCGGCAGTGTAACTTGATACTGCTGTTGTGTTTGTATTTGTTATTACTCCGGCATAAGAAATGTATCCACTTGAGGAGATGCTTCCTGAACCAATCTGCACAAGAAATGAACTTGAGCCGGCCCCATTCGTGCTCACCCCGTTAAACATCACCGTCACCCGCTTCACCCAGGCTGGGATCCCTGTGAAGTCGATCGACGTGCCTGAGGTGCTGGCCACCGCCGTGCCGCTGACGATCTTGTCGGCGAACTCGGTGGTGCCTGCGGTGGCGCCATTGCGGAGCACCTGGTAGGCGCTGCCGTTAGCGGTTGGCATCTTGATGGTGTTGTTGCCTGCGACCGCACCAGCATCGAGCTCGGTGTAGCCGCTGGTGGAGCCGTTAAGACGCAAGCTCATGAGATCACCTCCTGAAGGGCAGCTTGGATTTCATCGGGTGTTTGCGCTGCCTCGATGCTTGCTTGAACCTCAGCGTACTTCTCGCGGATGGCTTGGCGCTCTGCTTCGAGGGCGTCGATGTCAGCACCGGGGATGCGTGCTGCGATAACCTGATCCAGTGGGGCAAACTCCGCAGCGCGTTGCTGGCGCCGGATGTCATGGCCGATGGCCTTGGCCTTGTCGAGGTTGATGATGATGCTCATGGCTGGTACTCCCAGGCAGCGCGGAAGGTGCGATCCTCGGGGATCTCGGTGGCGTCCACGATGGTGTAGGGCACACCTTCGGGAACGTCCTTCTTGGCGACTTCCTCGATGGGTAGCTCACCGGTCGGGATGATGATGGCGACGCCACCGTCTGGGGTTGGGTAGAGGATGCGAGGGTTGTTCATGATGGGTCAGCGGAAGATGGCGACGCAGACAGTTGCGTAATCCGCATACGCTGTATCTGCGTTATTTCTGCATAAAAAGCTAACTTGTGTTGTACTTAATCCTCCAAGTCCAACGCTTGAGTTTGTTGAGACGGTAAAACCATCTTGCGTGCCAGTAGCAACAGCGCTGAAATTGGCATCTGCCATTGCCGTCGTGAAGTTTACCGTATAGTTGCCAGTGCCATTGTCGATGATCGAGCTCACGTTGTAGCTAGCGCGGATTGCTACTGTGCCAGTGCCGTTGAAGTTCACCCAGGCCTTGCACAGTCCGCTCGCTTCACCGCTGCCCATCTTGGCGGTGGTGACGGCATTGTTCGCCAGGTCATCGGTAGCAATGCAGCCATCCGGCAATCCGCCAGTGCTGATGCCGGTGAGTGTCCCTGATCCATTGATGGTGATTGGCATGATCAGACGATGCTCCAGGTTGAGCCGGATGGAATGGTGACGATAATTCCTGCGTTAATCGTAATTGGTCCGGCGCTCATTGCGTTTTTGTTGGTGGTGATGGTGTAGTTAGTGGTGATGGTTTGCGTGTTTTCGTAGAACGCATCATCGGATCCACCACCGGTTGCACCGCCACCGATGGCGCCCCATGCGCCATTCTTGTAGCCCTCGAAGGTGGTGAGGCTGCTGTTGTAGCGGACCAGGCCGTTAGCGCCAGTCGGACGCTCAGCGGTGGTCCCGATCGGCAGCTTGAGTGCGGTGGTGGTGTTCAGGACCACGTCACCTGTGAAGGTCGCACCAGCAAGCGAAGCTAGGCCCCAAGCCGTGGTGCTAAGCGTGCCGATCGTGATCCACGCCGAGTTTGCGGCGTTGCGCTGCTTGAGCAGTCCGGTGGTGGTATCTGGCCACCACATGTAGGCGTAGGTGGTGGCGGGTGCCGTGGCGCCGCTGTTGTTGCTGACGATTGCCGCCAGCGCATCATTCAGGTCGCTGCGTACGGCGGCGCCTGTTCCATTGGCAATGACGTAATCGTGAGTTGCCACCGATTAGGCGCACACTGTTCCCACAGTTTACACCTGCTTGCCGTAGCCGGTTGCGCTGTAGGTGAAGTTACGGTTGACCGCCGTGCCGCCACTGTTCTTAAACGTCACCGTGAAGCCGGTGCCGCTGATGCTGGTGACCTCGTAGAAGTCACCGCTGGCCATGTTCTGCGCCATGATCCCGATCGTCGGAAACACCGTGCTGCCGAGCGTGTAGAAGGGATGATCAAAGGTGACGGACTTGGCCCCTGCGCCGCTGGCGATCGTGGCGGTGCTTTGATCGGTGCGGCGCTGGAAGGTGGCCTCGTAGCCGAGCGCATCAATCAAGATGTTCTGGCTGGCGTTGCTGCTCTCCAGTTGCGCCTTGAACTGGAACGCACGCCCTCGGAAGGTGCCATTGACGAACTCCTGCCAGCTCGTCCACGTCGGCGAGCCTGAGGGGTTGTCATTTGTGGAACGCAGCAGCAGTTTGGCGTTGACCTGATCAACCACCGACCCATCGAAGTCGTTCCAGCTATCCATCAAGTCAAGGCGGGCGTCAATCGTGTCGTTCGGGTAGAAGCCGCGAGTCACGAAGTAGCGCTTGAGGTCCAGGGCGTAGGCAGCGCCAAGGTCCAGGGTGCTGGCAAAGGCGTATTCGCCTTGTGTGACGATGCTGCCGAGGTAGTCGAAGCTGGGCACGAGGTCCAGATCGAGGATGGCATCGAAGTTGCCGTCGCCGTCGAGGGTCAGCGCGTCAAAGTCGGAGCTGTAGAAAACATCCGTTTTGGCGCCCTGGAATGGTGGCGCGTCTTGATCCTCTCGCCGTGCATCGACGACAAGATAGCCGAGCGCATCGGGGAAATCAACGATGACGCTGGTTTCATTTAGCGACTGCCTGCCGCCGTCATCCTCGAACTTGACGAGGATCTCACCTTCTACCAATGGCACGATGGCCTCGGTCGCGGCGCCGCTCTTGGCGGGGATCAGATCAACGCTATTGCTCCATGTGGCGGTGCCATCGGTCAGGTTGCTGTGGCGGATGTGGATGCGCCCGCCGGTCTTCACGTCAAGGTCTACGGTCTGATCCCACCGCAGCCGTGCGCTGTTGGCGCTAATTGCCTCGATCGTCAGGTTCTGCACGTCACCTGGAGGCGCTGTCTTGCCAACCAGCGGGAAATCAGCAATGGCAGCCGGGCTCAGACCGCCGATGCTGTTGACGCTGCGGATCTGGACGTAGAGCGTGCCAGCCTTGAGGCCAGTCAGCCGCACCGATGGCGATGGTATTTCGAGCTGGCTCCAGTTGTTGTTGTCCAGCCGGTACTCGACGCGGAAAACATCGACGCGCTGCACCGGACTAATCCAGCTGAGCTCGACGGCAGTAAGCACGCTCTGGCCATCGACGTAAAGGTGCTCGGTGGCGGTGATCGAGCTCGGCGGCTCGGGGATGGCCGACAGGTTGCTGATGTCCCGGAACTCCAGGCTCAGGTCAGATTCAATTGCGGCATAGAGCGAGTCGTTGTATGACAGTGCCGTCACTGAGAACGCGCCATCCTCGCCCTCGACCACAGTAAGCACACGGAACAGATTGCTTTGAATATCTGTGGTTTCGATCAGGAAGACACTAGCCGGATTAGGTGCCTCGCTGAATGCTGAGGCGACCGTGAACACGTTGTCAGTGATGGCACTGATGGTGCGTGTTTCGACAATGCCAGTCGGCAGGAGCACCGAGATGGTCGGATCACCGCTGAGGTTGGTGGGCAGCCCGCTGATGCTGTCCACAGTGATGGCGCTAGCCGTGGCAGAAGTGATGCGACCTGACCGCCTGGCGCCGGACTTCACCGGATCGGCGATGCCAACCACCATGCCAGGCCGCAGCACGATGCCTGAGTCGATGCTGACGCCGAAGCTGACGGTCTCGGTAAGGTTCTGCTCGGTCAGCAGCGCCCACTTGCCGAGGCGATGCGCTTGGCCACGGCTGTAGCACCCAAAGGCCTTGAGATCCTTGTTGATGACGCCGTACTTGCTGACCGCATCGGAGTCTTCGACGTACTCGAACTCAACTTCACCGAGGGTTTCGTAGGACTGGTACGCAACCGTGGCAGTGGTGTGGCGTGCCTTCTGCGAACTGCCGCTGTAGGAGAAGTTGCCGTCGATGACGTTGCTTGGGCCGAGGATGTACTGCGGATCGCTTGGCCTGTCGCTCAGGATCACCATGGAGCCTGCGCCGTAATAGGCGATGCCCCGGAAGATCGAGACGAACTCTTGGATGATGTTGTAGACCTCCTCCCGGTTGTTCAACAGCACATGGCACATGAAGCGCGGCTCTTGTGCGCCAAAGCCATTGCTGACCAGCTCGTTGCAGTATTGACTTATCGAGTAGAAGTCATAACGATCGAGGCTGGCTTCTGGAATAGATGCGCCGTAGCGGGTGGATGTGAGAAGGTCCCATAGGCACCACGCTGGATCAGCGCACCATGTAGCAGCGCTAAAAGTGCCATCCCATACACCGCTGTAAGTGACGCGGCCCTTGTAGGTGGTGGTATCGACGGTGGCATTGGAGGGAAGGCGTACCTTGATGCCACGAATTAGATATTTGCGCTGTGGAATGTTGTTGAACTGGCGCGAATCAAAGCGCAGGTAAGAAAGGGCGCTGTTTGGGTAACGCAGCTTCTCGTCGATGATCTCGGTGTAGCTGAACCAGTAGGTGCGGTTTTGGCGCCGGGCGCTGGTTTCATCAGTCGAGACGCGCACCAGCTTGATGTCAACGGGAAACGCACCAGTCAGCGGGATGATGTAGTCACGCTGATAGCTGTTGGTGGTTTTGCCGCTGATCGTGTCATCCTTGACGGTGCTGTATCCGCCGCCGTTGTACTGCACCTGGATCTGCACACGCACCGAATGACCAACGATGTCGCCATCGTCTTCAATGATCTGGAGTGCTGGCAGTTGGACGGTGACGCGCACCCGATCCACGTCGGTGTCAGTGATCGTGCGAACGACGGGTGTTGGATAGGTAGCTTCAACGTTGACTGAGTTTTCCGACTCAGTGCCTTGCGTGCCAGCGATGTAGGCTTGCGCCTGCGTGCCTGACTTGAATTCAGTCGTGTAGCCGGTGAAATTGGCGGCGCCGCCAGCGCCCGTGATCGGCGTTCCGTCAAGGTAGACGCTTTTGAGCCCATCGTCTAGGCCCTGAACTTCACCTTCGCTGATCAGGTCAAGGACGGTGCCGTATTGGACCGACTGAAGCGAGTCATCGGACTCGGTTGGTGTGTGCTGGCCACCGCCACCACCCTTGCCACCACCGCCACCACCTGCGCCGCGAATAAGTTGGTGTGCGGGAGTGCCGCGAGTGAGGTAGCTCATACGAGTTGATCCACGTCGAGGCCAGAGCTAATGACGGCTGAGCCGGTAAAGACTCGTCCGTAGGCGATCGGAACCGGCATTCCCTGCTTGCTGGTGTTGACGATGCCTGAGAAGGTGAAGCTCTCAAGGCGTGCCGCTTCCTTGCCGGTGTTGAGGCCGAGCTGCGGCTGAGGTGAGATCATTTGGGCGACGCCACCTAGGACGAGGCTTGCGCCAATACCGAATAGGGCGTTACTGGCAAAGGGAATGGCTGCTCCAGCGGCTGCGGCACCACCAAACGTTCCACCGGCTGCGGCCACCCCAGCAAAAGCACCGCCAGCAAATGGAATAAACGAGAGCGCAATAAGGCCGATACCGATAAGTACAGATGTCAATCCTCTGCCTGCACCCGCAATCACAGGTGTGATGCTGAATACTTCGCGTTCGCTCCAGGGGAGCAGCAGACCATCGGCTGATGCGGTGGTGATCTTCTCGCGGCCAACAGTGACACGAAAGTGCATCCCATCAGCCTCGCGGTCGATCAACCATTTGCCGAGGTCGGGAAAGTTGACGCACAAAGCCTTCAGTGCTTGAGCTGGTGTGTCAGCCTCAAACTCGAAACGGCATCGTCCGCCAAGGAGCTTACGGAGTGCGCCGTAGACCTTAACGACTTTCATGCCGTAGGACCATGGCCGTGTTCTTCACATAGTAGCCGCCAAGGACGTCCCGGCTTGACAGCCTGCCTTGAACGTGGTGCAGAATTTGCTGGTCGCCTAGGTAGATGGCGGCGTGGTTTGGCAGGTTCGCGCCAAGTTGCATAAGCACGGAGTCGCCGCGCTCGAGTTCGGCGAAGGGGATTTGGCGAAAGCCCTGGCTTTTGTAGTTGTCGAGGTAGAGGTTTTCGCCGCGTTCCCAGAACAGGTCACGGCGCTCGAAGTTGGTCAGTTGAAGGTTCCACTCGCGGGCATACCAGTCGCGCACCAGTGAGTAGCAATCGACGACACCAAATACAAACTCCCTGCCGACGTAGGGCAACTCGAAATGTTCAGGCTCGCAGCCGCCCCAAGCCTCGATCTTGGGGTTGACGATAATCCACGGCAGACCTGTGGCGTTACAGCTAAGACGATCAGCAAGGGATGGCGTTGGTTGGGTGGTTGGATGGCTATGCACCACGGCCATGATCTCGCCTTGATCCTCGGCGGCGGCGTAGTCGGCAGGGTCGAGGATGAAGTGCTCATCTGGTGTGGCAGCGATGTTGCGGCAGGGGATGTACCGACGCCGACCCTTCACCACGGCGATCAAGCCGCAGCACTCGCGAGGATCCTCCGCCTTGGCATGAGCCAGGATCTCGGTTTTGAGGCGTTCGCTTAGGTTCATTGCGTCAGCCCCGCGCCTGGGTAGGAGCCAAACGGAAGCTCAGCCGTGGCGCCGAAGCGCAGCTTGCATGAACTGAGCCGCTTACCGCACTTGTCAGCGCCGAGGGTGCCGACGGGTTCATCCTTGGCGTTCCAGTAGCTGCTGCCGGTGTAGCCGCATTCACTAGAGCGGTACTGCCATTGGCATATATTGGCGATGATCTGCCGCTTGGGCAGCATTACACCAGCTAAGTCAAACTTGCTGGCTAGTTCCCACTGCACCACGTCGCGGGTTTCGGCGCTCTTGCGGTCGATGTACCAGATCTCGTCTGGGAACTTCGCGTGCGGATCTGCGGTCGCCTCACCATCAAGGAATTTCTTCAGCGTGCGGATACGGGTGACGACTGCGCCACCGAGGTCGTTGCCTGGCGTGAAAGCATTGGCCATCAGCAGCAGGGCGCTGATCTCACCGCCGAGGTTGGCGACGCTGAGCGTCGGACGCGGCAGGGTGCCTGTATTGCCATACTCGAAACCCTCAGCCTGGATCGGCAGACGGATGTAGGTCTGACCGTTCCATACGATGTTGCCAGTGACGCCAGCATTGGCGCCTGCATGGAAATAGTAGGTGTCAGAGCTGCCGTGGAGTGCAGCGACCAGCTGGAGTTGAAATAGCTCGATGATGGCATTGGGTGCCAGTGCGGCCAGTTCTTCGTAGACGCTGCTGATCGCCTGCCAGGTAGCCGTGCCATCGGTGATGGCGCTGCCGATGTCGGTCGGCCAGGCCGGCTCAGTGCTGGCACTGGTGCCTGCGACGGTGCAACGGAAGACAAGGCCACTGGTCTGCAGAGTCGTGGCGCGGCGTACATCACCGACGACGAACGCAGTAGTGGCGGCCCATGCCGTGAAGCTCATGGCTCGAACACCTGCTCAAACGTTGCCGATAGGTTGGCCCTGCCGGTGTACGGGATCGCCTTGCTCCATTCCCGACAAACCCACTTGTAGGACGTTGCCGCATCGGGCGGCGTCCAATCGAAGGATTCCTGGCCTGCGCGTGCATCAAGGAACGCTTCAAGCGTGTCGCAGTCCGCTTCGGAGATGTTGTTCCATGCCAGTGCCCATGACTTCGAGTTCTGGTTCAATCCAAATGTCAAGCGCTGCTCGTAGCCGTCGCCGAACTTGACGCTGCGAACCGCTGGCCTGCTGCGCTTCTCGGCGCCGTAGGCAGGTGCTGGTGTGGAAGGGAAGGTAGCCATCAGGCGAGCAGCCCTCCAGGCCGTTTCTGCTTGATCAGCTCTGATTGTACCGCTGCCGAAATTGCCAACCCCAGTTGCTTGCCTTGCGCCTGATCACCTTGCACGCTGCTGCCGCCGGTAGTCACGTTGACGGTGACGTTGACGCCACTACCACCAAAGCTGCCGGTTGGTGCAATGCCACCGCTGCGACCTGGCATGAACAGCTCAGGTCCACGCTCGCCGACGAGATACGGCTGGCCAGCGGTGACGCTGCCGCCTTGGGCGCGAGCGCGAGGAGTTGGAGAAGGCTTGAACAACCCACCAAGCAAGCCGCCGCCGGTGCCGGTGCCTGACATGGCACCGAACAATGCCATGTTGATGGCCACGTCAAGCAGCTTGTTGGCGATGCTGTTGAGCAGGTCAGCAGCAACCTGCTGCAGGCTCTTGGTGCCGTCGATGGCGGACTGGATCGCATCAACAACGCCGGACTTGATAGACATGCCGATGTCGGCATAGAGCGACTTCAATTCCTCGGCAGCACTGACCTGTTGCTTGAGCGCATTCGTCTTGGTGATGGTTGAGCGGATGTCGGCTTCGTTGAGCGCCGGATATTGCGCCTTGAGATCACGGATTTGAATGTTGAGCATGTATTCAGCTTCGACGCCATGCAGCTTGGCGTTTTGCATCCCGAGTTCATCCTCCAGTGATTGCATCGCGCCAGCCGCTGCTTTGACGCGCTCTTGCTCATAGGTGAGCACATCAACTGCAAGCTGTCGCGCCACGGTTTGAGCTTGGATCTTCAGCACGGCCAGTTCGTTTTCCTTCCGTGCTGCAGGCAATGTCTTGTCCATCGCCACCTTGTTGGCGTCGTGGGTGATCTGCAGCAGCTTGGCCTGTGCCTCGCGGGCAAGCACCAGCGGCTGATAGCCAGCTTGACGAGCCGCGATGATCTTGCCTTCGAGGTCATACTGCTCGCGTGCCAGCTTCAGCTGAATGCTGGATTCACGCAGCCTTTCAGTCCTCGTCTGCTCTGCATCCCTGGACGCGGTCTTACCGCCTCCGCCCCCGCCTCCACCGCTTCCACCTGGCGCAAGCATCGGCGGAGGAGTGGTGTTGGCTGGTGCCGTGGGTGTTGGAGTTAGTCCGACTTGCGCACGTCGCGCAACTTCGGCATTGATCATTGCATTAGTAATCTGCGCTGTTACCTCTGCAGGTTGTCCACGATATACCTTGCCTCCAAACTTCATCTGGATTTCACCCATGCCAAATGCGCCGCCAGGCATTGGACCGAAGTCTCGCGTCACTGCTTGTTGTGTGCGCGAAAGCATCGCTTGCTTTTCCTTCTCTGTTATGGATGATGCTGCAAATGCTTGTCCCATTCGGGTCACAAGATCAATGGCAACGTCTAAGGCACCTTTCAGTGCTGGTGTCAGGCTGGTGCCGACAGCTCTTGCAACCTGATCAATGCCATCTTGCAGCGTGCTGAACTTGCCTGCCAGCGTGTCAGATTGCGCGATGGCGCCATTGGCGTATTTGCCACCCTTCTCTGTCAGTCGGACAATTGCGACCTCTACAGCCTGCGCACTGATCTGCCCCTTGCTCAGCGCTTTCTGGAACTCATCTCCAGATAGGCCATACATCTTCCGCAGTTCGCCTTGCAGCGCGATGCCACGTTCTTGAAACTGAAGTAGTTCTTCTCCTTGGAGTCTGCCCTTTGCTTGCACCTGCCCGTAGGCGGTGACCAGTCCTTGCAGCTCGGCACCAGTAGCGCCGCTGACATCCGCAAGTCTCCTGGTGGTTGCGACGACGTTCTTTGCCTCAACACCAAACGCTTGTAGCCGCTTGGCGGCGTCGATTAGCTCGGTGCTAGTGAATGGCGTGACTGCGCCAAGGGCTTGCAACTCAGAAATGATTTGCTTGGCTTGCTGTGCGCTGCCAGTCAATGTCTGAATGCTGCGCGTCTGCGTTTCAAGCTCGGCAGTCTTGGCAAAGACAAACTGCGCAGCTTGCACTGCGCTGAATGCAGCCAGCAATGGTCCAAACGCGCCAGCAAGCGCAGTAATGCCGGACTGCGCAGAACCGCTGGCACTCCCGGCGTTTCGGGCAGCCGAAGCCTGTCTTTGAAGCCCAGCTGCTGCAGCCTCGGCGCTAGTGACGAACTGACCGTTGACCTTGCGTGCGCGTCCAGCAGCATCGATGAAATACTGCATGCCATTGGCGGCAGTATGCAGCTCCTTGCCGGATTTAGTCAAGGCGACTGTTGTGCCATTGACTGACTGCGTAAGCTGCTGCGCTGCGGATTCCGCCTGCTTAGACGATGCGGCAACCTGCTGCAGATTGCGTACAGCCGACGAGCTATCTACCCGTACGTCAACAACAGCAACAGCCACAGCAGGAACCGACCTTTGAGGTCAGTCTACCGGCTGCGGCGTTTTGCCTTGTCCATCTCCTGTTGCTCGCGCTTGCCTTTTACCTCGTAGTAGGCGGCGAAATGCACGAACTCATCATCGGTCAACTCCTGCCGCAGCTGGCTCACGGTCTTGCCTAGCTCAGTCGCTAGGAAGAACTCAAAAAAGAGCCAGCTGTCGGCTTCTAGTCGTTTTTTGCTGTCTCCAGGGATTCAGCTTGGCCGAGGCCAAACAGGAACAACTCAAGCTCATTCAGCACCTGCTCCGGCAGTTCCCGTTGCAGTTTCACCGCATCAGCTGCGGCGAATGCCTTGGTGCCGTCTTCAAGCTCAGCCTTGTGGCACAGCATCTGCGTGCTGATGTCAAGCGCCTCATCGGTGCCAGACAATCCTGTGGCACGCTTGCGGTCAGCGCGGGTGATTGGCGTGAAGTAGAGCGACAGCACCACCGTGCCATCCTCTTTCTTCACGTCAAACCGCCGACGTTGCGTCAGATCAAAAGCACCGGTGAGCAGGTCAACGGTGCGGGTTGTAGCAGGCATCAGATACCAAGAGTGATTGTTCCGTTCATGGTGAAGTTGATCGTCACCATCTCAAGCTCGCCGACGGTGGCGCCGTATTCGGTGGAGTTGATCACGATGCTACCCGTGATCTTCTTGCCGCCGGTTTCATCAAG